AGTACGAGCGCGTTCACGACTTCTGGTTCGGCGACGACTCCAACTGGCAGGTCGGGCCGATGGAGAGCGAGCGGGCGACCGCGACGGACGTCCTCCAGACGGCGTGGACGGACTACGAGGCGATCGGCTGGCTCGCGATCGAGATCCTCACCCAGACCGATGGCACGCCGATCGGCCTGGCGTACGTCCCTGCCCACACCGTTCGGAAGCGGAAGGAGGATCGTGGGTTCGTCCAGCTGCTCGAAGACAAGACGCAGTACTTCGGCGTCGCCGGCGATCGCTACCGAACCGACCAGAACGACAACCTCGACCCGATGTTCGTCGACGGCAACTCGGGCACCGTCGGCTCGTCAGTGTCGAACCCCGCCAACGAGATCATCTGGAAGCGGAACCACTCTCCGCTGTACCCGCACTACGGTGCGCCCGACGTCGTCCCCGCGGTGCGGGCGATCCGCGGCGATGAGGCCGCCAAGGACTACAACATCGACTTTTTCGAGCACGACGGCGTCCCCCGCCTCGCGATCATCGTCAAGGGCGCGGAACTCACCGAGAAGGGCCGCGAGGAGATGCGGACGCTCATCGAGGACAACAACGAGGACAGCCACCGGACGGCGTTCATCGAGACCGAGAAGATCGTCCAGGGCGACGACTACCTGAACCTCGCCGACGGGGCCGACGCGGACGACGTTGAGATCCGGATCGAGCCGCTCACCGTCGGGATGGAAGAGGAGGCGTCGTTCCTCGAGTTCCGCGACCGGAACGAGCACGACATCCTCAAGGTCCACGATGTCCCGCCGGTGGTCGCCGGCGTCGTCAAGTCCGGGGCCTTCTCGACTGACGCCGAGGAGCAGCGGAAGGAGTTCGCCGAGGAGACGGTCAAACCCAAGCAGCACGACTTCGCGGACCTGCTCTACGAACTCGTCCACAAGAAAGGGCTCGACGCGCCCGACTGGACCATCGAGTTCGAGCTGGCGAAGCCCGACACCAAGCTCCAAGACCTGGAGATCGCCAAGCAACGGATCCAGGCGGCGCAGGGACTCATCACGGTGAACGAACTTCGGGAAGAACTCGGGTTCGAGCCGTTCCCGGACGACCACGTCTACGGCGGGCAGACGCTCGTCGCCGAGGTGGTCGGCGGCTCCGGTGGGGGTATGGGCGGCATCAGCCAGCAGATCGAGGAGCTCGTCGAGCAGCGAACGGACGAACTTCTCGACGAATACCAGACCGATATCGACGCCGGGCAACGCATCCAAACCGGGGCCGAGGCCGACAACTGACAGATGGTCGACGCCACTCACTCGACATCCGGCTCGGCGCTGGGCGAGCGCCGGCAGCACGTCCGCCACCTCGATAAGCAGGACTTCACCCCGGAAGAGGAGGAGGCGTTCAACCAGTTTCTCGACGACTACGTCGACGCCCTGACGCCCATCGAGGAGGACCTCGACGAGTGGCTGCGGAACGCGAGCGAGGAGGACCTCGAGTCACTGGAGTCCATCCAGAGCGACCTGCAGCAGCTGATCGCGGACGGCGGCTACGTCGACGACTTCGAGGAGGTGTTCCAGGAGGGCGGCGAGCGGGCGACGCAAGCCGGCCGCCAGCTCGCCAGTCGGCGGTACAACCTCGATATCGATCCGTTCGATGTCGTCCCCGATCAGGCACTGGAGGTCATCGACGACTGGGTGGACGAGGCCGCGGGAAGCACGCTGGAGACGATAGACGAGAACGCCGCGAGATGGCTCCGCGGCGCTCACGAAGACGGCCTCTCCATCCCGGAGATCCAGGAGCAAATCAACGACGAACTGTTCGACTCCCGCCTCGAGAGCCACGTCGCCGAACGGGCCGCCCGAACGGGGACGAACTCGACGTCGAACCTGGGCGTCCACACCAGCTTTCAGGAATCGGACATGGTCGTCGGCGAGGAGTGGATCGCGATCGGAGACAAGCGGACTCGCGATGATCACAACCAGGCCAACGGCCAGATCGTCGCCGTCGAGACGCCGTTCATCGTGGGCGGCGAGAAGCTCGACCATCCAGGCGACCCGTCGGGATCCCTCGAGCAGATCGTCAACTGCCGGTGTACGATGGTGCCGGTGTTTGAGGACGACCTCTCCGACGAGGAACTCGAGGCGATCGAAGCTGGCGAGCGGATCCGGAAGGCGTTCGTCGACGAGACGGTCAAGCTCGCTCCCGACGGGACGACCGAGCCGCTGGTTGCGGCCTGACCGGCGACGACCACCGATGACGCTTCTCCCCGCGCCGAGATCCAGAGCGGGCCGGAGGTAACTCTCAGAACTATGCCACGAATCCAAGACGAGACGATCGAAGAGGAACAGGACATCTCCGCCGAGGGCGTGATCGCCGAGACGCAGATAAAGGGCGACGTGCTGGTGTCGCTCAACATCGTGGGGACCGCGGCGGCGTCGTACGCGGTCGACGTGAGTGCGAGCGGCGAGGATGGCGACTGGTTCGAAGGAGAGAAGACGTACAACCAGGCGGACCTCAACGACGCGACCGACATCCGGGACGCCTTCCAGTTCGGTCATCGCCACCTGCGCGTCCGCGTGACCGAGCCTGCGGCAGCCGGCAACACGGCCGACGTCACGATCTCCGAAGCCCGATAGCCCGGACAACTACCGATGACCCCATGCCCCCGCCGGGGCCACTGGGCGAGATCCATACCGGCGTTCTCACAGGACACCAATGAGTACACAGGAGAAGCGTCACTTCACCAAACACGTCGCCATCAAGGCGATCGACGAGGAGGAGCAGACCGCCACCGGGATCGTCTTGACGCCGCACGAGCTGGACCATCAACTCGACTTCGTCTACCCGGACGGCGTCGGGGCGATGTACAACCCCGATCCAGACGACGGCGTACTGCACGCTCGGTTCCCCGACGACGCGGCGGAGCTCGAGTTCAACGAGGTCCTCGACGAGGACCAGGAGATCGACGGCGTGCAGTTCGAAGCCGGCGACTGGGTCGTACGGCGCAAGTATCACGATGACGAACTGTGGTCGTTCGTCGGCGAGGTCCTTCACGGGTTCTCCATCGGTGGCGACGTCACCGAGGCCGACGAGTTCGACTCGATCGACGATCTCCCGGACGAGGTCGAGATCCCGGACAGCGTCGACCCCGACTCGGTTCCAGACAAGTACTGGCCGCTGGCGGGGATCCGCAACGGGGCCACCACAGAGATCTCCGATGTCGATATCCCGGCGGTATCGTCAGCGGTCTACGCCACGAAGTCGGCCGGCGGCTCGGTCGAGAAGAACCTCTACGAGAACGCCGACGACCGCGAGGACTTCGTCGAGACGATGGGGCGGCGTGGCGCGCCCGAGGACACCGCCGGCGAGCTCTGGGACTACCTGGAGCAGCTGGAGAAGACGGCTCCCGACGGCGCCGTCGCGAAGTTCTTCGCGGACGCCGAGAAGGCCGGGGAGATCATCGACTCACAGAGTCAGCAACCAGATATGGAAGACAGCAACACCCCCGACGACGAGCCCGACGACGCCACGAAGTGGCGGCGGTTCAAGTCGTGGCTGACAGGGGCGGACTCCGATGCCGCCGATGCCGATGACGGCGTAAGTCCCGCGGAAGGGCAGTCCGAGGTCTCGGCGGGGACGTTCTCGAAGGCGATCGACGTCGCCCGAGACGTCTCGAAGGAGGGCCGCACCCTCAACGCCCAGAACCGCGAGGCGTTGATGGCAGCCCACGACGCGATCGAGGCGGCGCTCGAGTCGGAACTCGACATGGAGACGAACCGCTTTACAGACGACGACAAGACGGACTTCGACATCGCCCAGTTCGGCGATTCCGGGAGCTCCTCGGACGGCGAGGAGGGCACCGAGAAGTCGAGGCCGATCGAGAAGCTCACCGAAGAGCAAGGCGAGCTCGTCCTGGGCGCGATCCAGCGATTCGTGGACAACCAGGGCGAGGCACCGTTCGCCGACTTCCGCTCCTGGGTCTGGTCGACGGACATCCTCGATGACGACACTGCGTTCGCCGCCGACGAGGCCGCGCACCAGTACCGCGAGTGGGTCCGCGAGCAGCGCGACCAGACCGCGGTCACCGAGGACTTCCTCGAGTGGATCCAGGAGGAGAGCGACACCGACACCGAGATCACCATGAGCAAGGACAACGACAACGGCACGGAGAGCGAGGAGGAGGAGAAGAGCCTCGCCGAACAGAACGCAGAAGCGATCGACGAGCTGACGGACACCGTCAAGGACCTCACCGAGGAACTCTCCGACGACGGAGAGGGCGGCTCGGAAAAGTCCGCCGACGGCGCCGGCGCCGGCGACGGCGACGGCGGCGAGGAGGGAACCGAGAAGTCGCAGGCTGAGAAGAACGCCGAGGCGATCAACGAACTCGCCGAGTCGGTCAAGAGCCTGGCGGAGGCATCGGGCCACAGCCAGCAGCTTGACTACGACGGCAAGACCGAGAAGAACGCCGACGAGGAGCCTGACGAAGGCGAAGTCAAGAAGGCGTTCCTCGGGCTGTAACGCGAGTCAACCACACCCATTAGAACACTGAGATTTCAATGGCATCCCGAACTATCGACAACGACCTGAGTAACATCACTGAAAAGAACGCCCTCACCGTCGCCGACCTCGACGCGGGCGGCACGCTCCCGGATCCGCTCTGGGACGAGTTCTGGACGGACATCACCGAGGAGACGCCGCTCCTCGACGCCGTCCGGACGGAAACCGTCGGCGCAAAGAAGACGCGCATCCCGCGCCTGAGTATCGGCGAGCGGCACCGCCGATCGCAGGACGAGGGGCAGTGGAACGAGAACGAGTCCGAGGTCTCGACCGGCCACATCGAGATCAACACCGAGAAGGGGACCGTCGCGTGGGACCTCCCGACCGAGGTCGTCCGCGAGAACCCCGAGGGCGAGGCGCTCGCCGACAAGATCCTCAACCTGATGACCGACGCCTGGTCGGCCGACGTCGAGGACCTCGGCGCGAACGGCGACGAGTCCGTCGCCGACAACTTCGAGAGTCAGAACGACGGTTGGATCACCAAGGCGCAGGGTGAGGCCACGACCATCGACGCGGCGGGGAACATCCTCGACAACGACATGGTCGTCAGCACGATCGCGGGCCTCGACTCCAAGTACCGGTCGCGGATGAGCCCCGCGCTCATCGTCTCCGAGGACCAGCTCCTCAGCTACCACTACACGCTGACCGACCGGGACACGCCTCTCGGCGACAACGTCCTGATGGGCGAGGCGGACGTCAACCCGTTCAACTTCCCCATCATCGGCAGCGGCCTCTGGCCCGACGGCTACGCGATGTTCACCGACCCGCAGAACCTCATCTACGCGCTGTACCGCGAGCTCGAGATCGACGTCCTCACCGAGTCCGACAAGGTGAGCGAACGCGATCTCCACGCCCGGTACTTCATGCGGGGCGACGACGACTTCCAGATCGAGAACACCGACGCGGCCGTCCTCGTCGAGAACATGGGCGACCCGCTCGCGAACATCAACTTCACGGCCTAACGGTGATGGATGATGTCTAAAAGCGAAGACGCCCGCACCGAGGACGACATCCTTCGAGGCGACCTTCCCGAGTACGAAGTTACAGTTCGAGAAGTCGCCGTCCGGGACGGCGACGAGGTCTCGACGTCCTGGCGAGCTGAAGCTGACGGACACGACGTAACAGCCGGTGGGGAAACACCCACAGAGGCATTCGACGTCCTGGTCAACTCGATCACTGAAGGTACCGACGATGTCTGAACGCACCATTCGTCATCGAGAAGATGGCCCGCCGAGATTCAACCGGCTGGGTGTCGATATCGACACCGAGCCGGGGGACGAGGTCACCGTCGACGCCGACGTAGCCACAGACCTCGTCGAAGAGCAGGCGTACTTCGAGTACGTCGACGGGTCTGGGACCGCTGGCGACAGCGGGTCCGAGGACTCGAGCGATGACGGCTCGACCGATTCGGAATCGACCTCCGACGGCGAGCCAGACGCTGACGGCGGCGGCAGCAGCGGCAGCGACGGGTACGACTTCGCCGGCG